GCAGCCGAGCCGTTCGCCACGAACGCCGCGGTGATCGGGTCGCCGTAGTCGACGATGCCATCGCACCCGCCGCACTCATCGGGGCAGGCGAGGCCCTGCCACCTCACCCCGTCGATCCCGAGGGCTTCGAGCACCTCGACCCGGTCGGTGATGGGGTCCGAGGTGGCGATGACACGCGCCGCAGCGATGCCTGTCTCGTCGTAGCCGATGACGAGAATGCCGGTCACGTCCGCCTTCTTCGAGACGGGCGTGATGATGCCGTCGAGCGCCCACTCGGGTGCCTCGTGGGCGAGCTCAAGCGGTGGTGCGTCGAACCGTGCGGTCACCACCACGCTGCGCTCGTTGAGGCAGACGATGACGACGCTGTCGGTCGGCACGTAGCCGACCATGTGCGGCACTGAGGCCGCGATCTGGGCTGGGGTCGAGAATGACACGAGGGGGATGGTGCTCATCGGGTTCCTCCGAGGGTGCGGCGACGGTTGTAGTCGAGGGCGAACGGGGTGGTGTTGCACAGCTCGCGCTGCAGTGCGTCGAAGTCGACCTCGACCGCCGTGTACTTGAGGGCCCGAGCGATGTCCCGGGACCGGGTGTGGATGCGACCCCGCAGGGTGTGCTTCTTCGTGGTGTATCTGCTCGCCATGATGCTCAATCTCCTTGTGTGATTAGGGCTAATCAGTTGTCGTAGTCGGGTGGGCTGCCGGCGTGCTCGGTGCTGACCGCACCGACCGCCTGCCCGTTGACGATGGTCATGCCACAGTCGGCGATGCACATGATCTCCACGTCGGTGGAGTCGACGAACAGGTCACCGCTGACCCAGTAGTGGGAGTGCTCCCACTTGGACAGGTCGATGCACGGCACCTCCGCGAGGACCGCAGGGTGATCCGCCGCCTCATTGCAGCGGACGCACTCGAACATGAGGACGTTGCCGTCCCCACGCCCACCGTCGCGGTGAGCCACTACCTGGGGGTGGGGTCCGATGGCGTCGTCCACCTCCGGCGCCAGCCCGGCGACGACGAGGGCGTGCTGCGCCTCGATGCCCCTGCCGGGGTATGCCCACACCGCCTCGCCGTTGTCGTGGTTGGCGGTGTAGTCGACGGTGGCGTCGAACCACCCGTCGATGCCGTACCCGCCGGACAGGACGCGACCCATCTGGTCGTAGACGTCCGCTCGTGCCGCCATGCGGGAGTCGGCACCGACCCGGGTGACGGCGATGAGGAACGTGTCCTCGCGCTCACTCATGGTCGTGACCCTCCGCGCCGAGGTCGGCCATGCCGCATGAGCAGCCGACGGTCTCGTCCTTCGGGGCGTAGTCGTCGAGCGCTTCGAGCGCTGCCTCACGGGCGTACTGCTCCCCGTAGTAGCCGCCGACGACGCTGTCCGCCTCCTCGAACCACACCTCGGCCTCGTCCGCGTCGACCGGGTGGCGGTCGTCGAAGGTGACGTACTCGGTGCGCTTGAGCAGGCGCCGCTCGACGCTGATCCAGTACACGTCGCCGTCGCAGTACGCCTCCCACTCGGAGAGCTCAGGCTCGGGCACGGGCCCGGTGGTGTTGCCCCACCCGTTGCGGACCATGGCCTCGGTGACGTAGGCGCAGTACCCGTACTCACGGGAGTAGCCCAGGTGGTAGCCGACCGCGCTGCCGCCGTGCCAGATGCGCAGCCAGCGGGAGAACATCTCGACCCCGTCAACCGCGCTACCCCGCTGCCGGATGCAGTATTCGAGGGCGTCGTCGGCCGACATGAGGTTGATCCCGTTGGCCCTGGTCGAGCCGAAGCCGTACCCGGTGTCGGTCACGGTCGCCGAGCCACGCCACCCGTCGCTGTCGATGCGCAGGACTGGGCAACCCATCTCATTCTCGGGCTCGTGAGGGCTGGTGTCGATCGTGATCTTGGCGCGGTACTCGCCGCGCTCCTCGACCACGTCGGTGTAGGTGTCGCTCATGGTGCGTCCGCCTTTCGTGCGGTGTGGGATTGGTTGAGCCGCAAGTGATTAGGGCTAATCAACTTGCGGCTCGGTGCTGGGCACAGGTCGGCTCAGCAGGTATAACTATACCACCTTGGCAAGGTTTACACAAGGGGTACACAACGGATGGTGGTCGGGCGGCTCCAGCCCGTGAGTCACAGCGCTCTCACGCCGAGACCCCGAGGGTTCCTCGCCCGACCACCCGTGACGGTCAGTAGGTCGGCTCGACGGTGACGTGCAGCCGCACCCCCTCGTCATCCCCGGCCATGGTGTGCAGGATGTCTTCCGCCACCGCACGGGCACCCTCCGGCCCGGTGATCCCCTGCACTGAGGGGTCGAGGTAGAACGTGGGCACCTGCCGGCTCAGCGACCAGCCCTCGCGCTCACAGTGCGTGGACACTTGCGCCTGGACCGCCCACATGCGGACGGGTGGCACGAGAGTGAAGGTGAAGTCGACCCACCCGATCTGGATGATGGGGTAGCCGTCGTGGTCGAGGGACATGGTGGCGTGCCCGTTCGTCGACTTGACGAACGAGGCGGACGGGCGCTCGCCGTTGTGATAGCGGAGCACCAGCTCGAGCGCTCCCCTCACGTTGTCGGGGTGCGGTCGGTAGCCAATGTTGGTGGCGGCGACGGCAGCGGTGAGCGCCTCCTCACGGGTGACTCCCGTGCCAGTGGCGGTGAGACGGGTGTCCCCGTGTCGGACGGTGGATGTGCAGGTGATGGTCATGACTCCTCCTCGGTGTCGTAGATCAGCTCGTCGGGTGTCTTGCCGTAGCGCTCGATGATGAACGCCTCCGCCTCGTCCACCGCGACGAACCGGACGGTGTGCTCGTGGTCGGACCACGGTGACGCGAACGTGTGGTAGGTGACCTCAGCCATGAAGCCACCCGGCAGAGGCTCACCCTCCGGTGCCACGGTGACGGTGTCGTCCGTCAGCACCCGCTCGTTGATGACGTAGGTTCCGGGGTCGACGTTGATCATCGCTGCACCTTCACGTGGTAGCAGCGGCGCGGCCCGAGCGCCCAGGTCGAGTAGTCGATGACCCGCCCGTCGTCACGGGTGCGACCGTCCGGGTTGGTGGGGAACGGGGCGAGGTAGATGCGGGCCCCATCCTTGCTCCACCCGGCGACGTAGTGCGCTCGCACGGTGAGCCCGTCGTCGAGCAGGTACACCGCATCCGTGGCGTCTTTGATGTCGTCGGTGCTGGTGAGCACGACGGTCTCAGGTCGCCCGGAGTCGGAACCTTCGGGGTCCGCACCGTGCACAGTGCCGGTCACCACGTAGTGATTGCGGGGGAATGGCTGGTAGTTGTCTGCTGGGATGTTCCCCGTCCAGACGTCGATGATGGGTTGGTTCGGCATGGCTGGTGTCCTTCCAGACGGTGGTGATTAGCGCTAATCAGCGCACGGTGATGGTGACTGCTTGACGGGTGCCGGCGAGGTGATCACCGCACCCCTCGCACGGTGACGTGTCGAAGGTGCGGGTCTCGCACTGCTCGGTGTGCTCGTCGACGACAGGCTCCGGCCAGTCCGACCACTCGATCTCGAAGTGGTGACAGTCCGACAGTCCATTGACCATGCGCACGACGGACCTGTCCCCGGCGAACGGTTCGGGCAGGCGCTTGCCGGCCTCGTGGTCGGAGATCCCCGCCACCGCAGCGGAGCAGTCGATGCACACCCAGGCGGTGCGGTCGGTGGTGGGCAGGCGGACCTCGAGTTCGTCGAGCATGTCGGAGAACATGGCGTTCTCCGCAGGCTCGGGCAACTCGTCCTCGGGGATCTCCTCGAACGCACCTTGCAGGTCGGCGCAGTCACCCCACGACATGGACTCGTCTTCGACGAGCGCTCGCAGTTCGGCGAGGCGTTCTCTGGTGAGGCTCATGCGACGTACCTCCCCACGATGACGACCCACTCGTGGTCGACCTCGACCTGCCGGAAGACGACACCCGAGAAGAACGAGTCGGACACGTACGAGGTCCACCCCTGCTCGCCGAGCTGGCCCGACGGTGGGCCTTCCATGTCGCCCAGGTCGTAGAGCCACCCGCGGTAGCGCACCCCGGTGAACGTGCCCTCTCCCCGTTCGATGGCAGCCCAGTCCACGTAGTCCAGGCGCTCGCGCTCCTCGGGCGTGGTCTCCCACCCGTCCACCTCGGGCAGGCGGTGGTGGTTGGTGATGACCCGGATGTTGCCGGCCGGGCCGGTGAGCAGCGGGTCGTCGGCGACCTTGGCCCAGTCGCGCAGCCGGTCGAGGTCCGCCCAGTCCGACAGGGGCATCCCCGGTGACTGGTGCTGGGTGGCACGGGCGTCGTCGTGCAGCCGCCAACGGTCGACCTTGCGGCCACTGGCGAACGATGCGAGGACCGACCCGACGCTGCCGGACGACTGCCACTCACGGGCGATGCGCCGTGCCTCGTCGACGTCGGTGATCGGCGTCCATGTTGGGGTGTTCATGGTGCTGTCCTTCCATTGGTGGTGACTGATTAGGGCTAATCAGCCGGTGGTGGTGGGCAGGGTGGTGCACTCCTGGGTGCACGGGTGCCACGTCCCGTGGCACGTCTTGCGACGACGACGCTCCTGCTTTGCGGCGTCGACCATCGCACGCGGTGGCCGCTTGTAGTCGGGCAGGCCCGGTGTGCTCATGTGCGGTGAGCCTTGACGTGGGACTCCCACTCCGGGGACTCGTAGTGATCCGGCTCGACGCCGATCAGGGTGCGGGTGGCGGGGAACCGCTCACCGCAGTCACACAAGATCTCGGCGCTCTTGAGGCGTCCGCCTCGCCCACTCCCGCCGTTCGCACCGCCGACCAGTGCCGTCCCGCCGTGGGTGGGAGCGGTGGGTAGGGCTACGCCACACTCGACGCACTGACGGTTGCCGTCGTCCCCGGTGACGACGCACTCCGCGGGGTGGGTGCACGCCTGGGCTGGCTCGGTGGTGGTCACCCGCACACCTCGCAGCCGTAGCCGGTGGGGTAGGTGGCCGACTCGCCGATGCTCGACAGGTCGGTGGTGCCGGTGGCGGCGTCGAGACGGACCTCGACCGAGCCGCACGCGGTGCACTTGCCGGTGACGGTGCGGTGGTTGTCCCGGTAGGCGGCGTCGTCCGCGGCGTAGATCATGCGGTTCACCCGCTCGGTGTGCTCGGCCCGGCGGCGACGGTCCTCGACCTGCCGACGGTGGCTCTCGGTGCTGGTGGTGTAGCGCAGCGTGCTGTTCATGGTGCGTCCTTCCATGGTGATGCGAGGGCCGACTGATTAGGGCTAATCAGTCGGTGACTGCGGTTCGGGCATGGCTCAACCCGGAGAGACCAGTCTACCAGAATGGCAAGACTTACACAAGGGTTACACAACCCGGTGACTGGTGACGATCAGGCCGCGTAGTCCGCGGGCACCTTGACCCACACGTAGACGTAGCCGTCATCGCAGACGACGGTGACCCCGTCGGTGAGGCAGCCCTGCCAGTCGGCGAACCCGTCGTGCGAGAAGGTGATCCCTTCCAGTTGTTCGGCGGTGAGCGGTGCCCAGTCGGGCCCGCACGTCTGGTTCCCCATGGTGAGGCAGTTCCATCCGGGCTCATCCTCGAACGGCTGCCCCTGGGGCACCTGCCCGATGACCGGGCTCGGCTCAGGTGCCGGCGGCACGTCACGGTCGGCCGTCCACACCACGCCCAGCGCGGCGACGACACCGATGGTGACGCACCCGACGAGCTCGCCCAGGCGGCTCACGGGGTCCACTCCCCTACCGTGAACGTCTCAAGTGGTGACGCGCGGTGACTCTCGCGGAGACGGTCGGCCTCCGCTTCGGTGATGACCCAGAGCCGCGACTGGCCGCGTCGGGTGCGCCGCTCCCGCTCGGCCTCGATGATGAGGTTCATCTGCCGGCGGTCTACGGCGTGCGCGTCCTCTCGCCTCTCGGTGTGTCGGGTGGTGATCCCGGCGATGACGTCGGCCACTCCGGATGCCCACTCCTGCCGCGCCTTGCCGCGCCTGCCCCGGCTCACTTCGTGAGCCGGACGTAGATGGGAGCTGAGACGGTGACGCCCGAGACTGGAGGGTTTTTCGCGAGTCGCACGGTGACGGCCGGCTGGGGAGGGGTGAGCGGGACACGTGAGGACTGCATGTGCTGGTGACTCGGGGTGCTGTTCATGGTGACCATCCTTTGGTGATGAGTGGTGATGGTGAGTCGGTGACCCACTGATTAGCGCTAATCACTCGGGGTGATTAGCGCTAATCACTAGGTGCCGGCGGGTGGGCAGGCTTCGCCCAGGGCGCACGTGCCGGCCCAGCTCCTGGGCAGGCTTGCGCCCCGGCCACCGCTGGGGTGGCCGGGGCGTAAGCGGGGAGCGTGTCAGCCGACGATGTCGGCCGCCTTGCTCACGTTGTCCGACCCGGTGCGGATGGCGTGCGAGAGGTTCGCTCGCGCCGTGGTCAGCATCCGGATGGCGCGCTCCACCGCGTCACGGTCAGCGGTCACGTCGATGCACTCACCCGACATCACGAGCACCCGCTCACACGCCTTGATGAGCGCGTCAGTGTCGAGCGTGCGGGCCGGGCCGGTCGGAATGCGCCCGGCCTCCAGCGCGACCACGGTCGCCTGGATCTCATCCGGCGTGCCGTCGACGGCGAGCGCGTGGATGGTGGACGCCAGCCCTTCCGTCTTCGTGTCGAGACCACCCGAGGCAGCGGCAGCGCGCAACGCGGTCTTGCGAGCCTTGACCGTCTCGCGCTGCTTCTGCGCGGTCAGGATCTGGGATACGCGACCCTGAGTCATGCCCAACGCCTTCGCCAACTCGCGCTGGTTGGCGTACATCTTGCCCTTACCGACGCGCCCGGTGGAGTAGGCCAGACCGACCCCCGCGTCACGGATCGCAGCGAACGTCACGTTTGCCTCACGCGCCTTACGGAGCGCCTCGGTCGCGTCGTCCACGGCCTTAGCGCCGTCGTCCGCCGGCAGCGCCGACAGGCCCAGCGCGTCCTGAACCGTCACGGTCGCGTCGTCCGTCAGCGCCTCCAGCGCGGATGCGACGATCTCGGCAACGGTGCCGGTAGCCGTACTCACGTTCTTACTCATGATGCAGTCCTTCCGATCAGCCCTAACCACGGCACCACTCGGGGTGAGCGGTGCGTGGAACGTGGAAAGGGCCATAGACACAACCTATCTCACGTGGAAGCCCTGACACAAGCCCTACACAGACCCCCCGGTGATAAGCCCTAATCGGCCACCACCCCCCACCCCAGCCCAAACCCAGGCAGCCGGCAACCCACGTAACGCTCACCGCTCCTCCAGATATCTGGTGTGTGCCGAGAGGGTGGGGTGTAAGACATCTGGGGTGGGTGTTGAGCACGGAGGGTTGGTCTCCGGCCGGGGGACGTTCGTCACTTCTGTAAGACATGTGGGGGCTGGAGTGCCGGTGGTGCATGGGGTGGGTGCGTCGATCTTCTGGCTGGTTCGGCGTGTAAGACACCAATGGGGTGGCTGGGGTGCTAGTCTCCACACACGTCATCAGGGACGTAAGACATGAGTAAGACACTAGGGAGGACACCCGTGGAGACACCCACAGACCGCAGCCAGACCCCCCAAGACGAGCAACGATCGCCTCGCTGGACCGAGCGGGTCGTCCACCGCACCGCACCGCCCGGCACCCTGCCCTGCCTCGAGGCCGAGGTCACGCTCCTCGGAGACGCCCACAACAGCACCGACCCCGCCGACGTCACCTGCCCCCAGTGCAAGGAGCCCACACGATCGCCTCGCACCGCCGCAGAGCCCGCCATCTGCGACCCCGGCCGTCACGTCAGCGGCCCGTGGTGCTCCCGCTGCGGCCAGTGGTTCGTCGACGGAGAATGGCGCAACACCCCACCCGAGACCACACCATCGCCGGAGCTGCTCGACGGCAGGATCAGGGAAGCGGTGCACTGGGCGCAGAGCCCCACCATGGATGATGGCACTGCCTGCCCGTACGCACCACCCGGCGAGTATGACGGCAGCATCATCACGTGGACACCCACCATCACGATCGACCCCGCCCAGGTCACCTGCGCCCAGTGCTCCAACCGCATCGAGCCCACGCTGCCCCCTGGGCTCGACGAGGCCATCGAGGCCATGTACGCCGACGGCAGCATCTTCTCCGAGGCCAACCGTGACCCCGCGGACGTCCACTCCGACGACGCCATGCTCTCAGCGGTCATCAGCGAAGGGATCACGCCCCTCACGCCCGTCGCTGAGGAGATCCGCGTCGTCCTCAACCGCTACAGCGCCGAAGCACCCTCCGGCACCCCCGACTACATCCTCGCGAACTACCTCATCGACTGCCTCAAAGCATTCAACGAGGCCGTCTCACTCCGTTCGGTCTGGCGCGGCGAACCCATCGAGCAGACGACCCTCCACATCGACAAGGAACTCTGATGCCCAAGGTCAACCCCCGCCGGCACCGCTCCGCCGTCATGAACTTCCGCGTCACCCCCGCCGTCGCCCGGTACGTCAAGACCACCGCCGACGAACTGCACGAGTCCGTCTCCGACTTCATCCGCGAAGCGCTCAAGATGCGCATCGAGGTCCGCCGCACCTATCTCGAGGTCGCCGACGAGATGGGGTACAAGGACGTCGACACCCTCATCTGGCACGCCGTGCAGGAGTACGCGAAGCGGCACGCCCCCGTCGTCATCACCATGCCCAAGATGCCCGAGCAGTCCGAGATCGACCTCGAACAGGAGCCAGCATGATCACCGGCATCGTCATCCTCACCCTCGCGGGCATCTTCGTCGCGGCCGGGCTGTTCGCTCTCGCGCTGCTCATCCTCTGGCCGCTCATCGTCCCGGGCAGGTACGAGGAGGATGACGGCATCGAGCGCTTCGAGATCGAGCCGGAGAAGTCCGGGTGGGGGCTGTGGCTCGGATGAGCCCGCTGTGGTCATGGGCGCTGACTGTCGTCGGGCTGAGCTGCTTCTGGCTCGCCGGTCGAAAGGTGTGGTGGGCGTGGTACGTCGGCATCGCCGGGCAGGCGCTCTGGCTCACCTACTCACTGCTGACACAGCAGTGGGGGTTCCTCGCCGGAGTCGCCGCCTACACCTGGGTCTACGTCGGCAACGCCCGACGATGGACTCGCGAGCGGTGGCCGCTGGTGAATGAATGGGGACACCCGCTGCGGCCACTGCGCACCCGCATCTGGCACAAGGTCCGCTATCCGGGCATCCCCATCGGCCAGTACGAGATGCCACCATGCCCCCACGATCTGGAGTGTGACCAGTGATCCGTTACCACGACGACGCGCGCCGCCTCCTCAAACGGCTCGACCTGATCCGGCCGCACTACCGCAACCCCATCACCGAAGACATCGACGACGTCAACGCCCACATCGACCGCGTCGGCATCTACGCACCGATCCTCGTGTCCAGGCGCACCGGCCAGATCCTCGCCGGAGGCGGGCTCTACGAGGCGCTGCTCTCACGCGGCGAGGAGTACGGGCCGATCCTGTTCACCGACGACGAGACCGACGAGGAGGAACTCGTCATCCTCGTCGGGCAGTACGCGCTCATCACCGAGGCGTGGAACGACCCAGGGCTGGAGATTCCCATCCTCAAGGAGCTGGCCGAGTCCGACTGGGGCATGGTCGGCACCGGCTACGACGCCTCCATCCTCGAGCGCCGCGCCCAGGAGATGGAGGACGCGCTCGAAGCAGGGTTCTCCGAAGGCCCACCGACGATCACCTGCCCGAAGTGCCACGCCACCATCGAGATCGACAGGATGAGGTAGATGTCCGACCTTGAAGCCATGGTTCCGCCCGACATCGTCGCCGAGATGGAGGCGGTCTACTCCGAGCCGTACGACTTCTCCGACGCCCGCATCGCCGGGGAGTCCACGAAGATGGTCAAGGGCAAGGCTGCTGCGGTCATGGCCGCGTCCGGCGCCGACTTCGACGAGATCTGCGCAGTCCTCGGCTTCAACAGCGCCCGCCATGCCGAGCTCGCGGTACAGCGTGCGCTCGCCGACTCCCTCGACTCGTGGGACAAGGCCGACCTCAAGCGGCTGTTCATGAACCGCTTCGAGATCCTGTTCCGCGGGGCGCTGCGCCGCTCCCAGACGAAGGGCTACTACGCCCGCGAGGCTGCCGCGACCACAGCGCTCAAGGCGCTCATCGAGCAGACGAAGTTCGCTGGGGTCGCCACCCCCACCGAGCATGTCGTGCACTCACCAGTCGACTCCGAGATCCGGGCGTTCGTCCAGCATCTCGTCTCCCAGAAGACCGATCTTCTCCCGCAGGAGATCGACGTGCTCGACGCCGAAGTGGTCCACGACAGTGACGAAGGATGACCCTGCCCGCCCGGTGCTGAGGCACGTCGTCAACAGGCTCGACCCCGACGGACACCTGCGAGACCTCATCGACGAAGCCCTGCAGCGCTACCATCAGCGCAGGGATGTCGACGAGGGCAACCCCTCACCGAACCACGAAAGGCCCAGCGATGGCTGACCCGCGCAACACCCTGACCCGCTCCCAGCTCCCCGCGAAGGAAGCGCACCGCTTCGGCCTCGGCTCCGTCGCCCAGGTGGAGTCCGTCCCCAACGGGCACTGGATGTTCGGCGCGGACTGGCTGGACTCCTGCGGCTCCAACGTGCTCGTCGCCCCGAACAACTGCGACCCGCTGCTCGACCCGCAGGACCGGGTCAAGACCTGGTTCGCGCTCCAGTCCGGCGTCGGCACCGACGACTTCACCCTGTACGGATTCCATCGCTGCTCCGCCGTCGGCGACACCGTCAGTGAGCGGATGGACTACGCCACCGACGAGCTGGATCTCGGTCAGTGGTACGCGGTCGAGCGGCGCTTCATCACCGCCGTCATCGCCGAGAGCGTCTCGCCCTACCCGGCCGGCATCTCTGGTGCCACCAACGCCCTCGCCGCGCTGCTGTCCGCGTGGAACAAGCCGGTCTCTCCGATCGTGCACATGACCATCAACGTCGCCATCGCACTCGGCTCGCAGATTCAGAACAAGGGCGACCACCTCGAGCTGCGTACCGGCGAGCGCGTCGTCATCGGCTACGGCTACGACGTGGGTCTCGCCAACGCCACTGAGGGAACCATCGCCCTCACCGGCCCGGTGTTCGCCACCGTCGGTTCCACGAGTGGTCTCGGCGGGGAGACCATCGACAGGGAGAGCAACACCTACCTCGCACTCGCTGAGCGACCGTTCTCCATCGGCTACCTCTGCGACTCGACCCACGTCAACGTCAACAACGTCATTACCACCACCGCATAAGGCCAACCATCTGGAGGAGACATGCCCAAGGCACGCGGCGGCATCTGGTGCGGCTGCCCCACCTGCGGCCCGTCCCGCCTCCTCATCCCGGTCGGTCGGTACGCCGTCAAGCACTGCGGTGCATGGTGGGACACCGACCACCTCAAGCTCTACAAGGAAGGTCGCCGTGAGCGCACCGGAGGAGATCCCGGACTTCACGAAGTGGACACCGGCAGGTCAGGAACGGGCGCTCAGCGAGCTGAACCGCTCGAACCTGAACTCCTGGACCCCGTTCTACTGTCCGCGACCCTCCTGTGACGGCAACCACCACATCACCGTCCACGCCCCGCACTCCCCCGTCTGCCAGTCCTTCCCCGGAAGCGCTCGTCCGCCCCGGCTTCACGACTGGGCCCTGAACGGCAAGGTCTGGCGCTGCCAGCACGTCGAAGACGGCACGGAGTGCGGGGCGGTCGGCTCCCCCGACGACACGTGGACGTTCCGGCACGCCCGAGCGGACCAGCACCCGCCCAAGGGTCTCGACTGGCTGATCTGGCTGCTGCTCGCCGGCCGAGGTGCGGGCAAGACCCGGGCCGGGTCGGAGTGGGTGCACCGGCTCGTGCTCAAGTACCCCGGTATCCACGTCGCGCTCATCTCCCCGATCCGCTCCGACGTGCGCGACACCCAGGTCGAAGGCGAGTCGGGCCTGCTCGCGACAGCGCGCCCCGGGATGGTCCCCGAGTGGGAGCCGTCCAAGATGCGCCTCACATGGCCCAACGGGTCCATGGCAACCGGGTACTCCGGGGAGGAGCCGGACCGCCTGCGAGGCAAGCAGCACCACTTCGGCTGGATCGACGAACCAGCGCACATCGACCTCATCGACGATGTCTGGTCCAACTTCATGTTCGGGCTGCGCCTGGGCAAGAAGTCAGGGATCGACCCAAAGGTCTGCCTGACCACCTCCCCGCTGCCGGTGCAGTGGCTCAAGGACGTCATCGCCGAACCCGACACCCGTGTGTCCCGAGCGTCGACCTACCTCAACCTCGCGAACCTGCCCGAGCACTACCGCACCAAGATCCTCAAGAAGTGGGAGGGCACCCGCACCGGCCTGCAGGAGATCGAGGGGCTGCTGCTCGACGACGTCGAAGGCGCCCTGTGGACCACGGAGATGCTCAACGACTCACGCCACCGCATCGGCGCCGATCTTGCCGCGTTCGCGAAGAAGGCGCTCGCGCAGACGATGGACCGCATCAACGTCGCGGTCGACCCGGCCGGCACATCCGGGAAGCGCTCCGACGAGACGGGCATCACCGTCCAGGGGATCAGGGATGACGAGCCGTACGTCTTCGAGGACTACTCCGGGAAGTACAGCCCCGACGAGTGGGCAGCCAAGGCCATCTACGCCTACGACTACTGGGACGCCGACGCGATCGTCGTCGAGATCACCTACGGGCGCGAGATGGTCATCCAGGTACTCAAGGGGTACTGCGACCGGATGGGCCGCGCCATGCCGCGCATCATCACTGTCGACTCCCGCCGCGGGAAGATGATCCGCGCAGAACCGATCGTCGCGATGTGGGAGCGCGCCCAGGCGCACATCGTCGGCGAGCTGCCGGTGCTCGAGACCCAGCTCACGTCGTGGGTTCCGGGCAAGGCGTCACCGGACCGTCTCGACGCGATGGTCCACGGGATCACCGACCTCGCCCGTGTCTCCGCCCCGGGGTCGATCGCCAGCCCCTACGATCTGCTCAGGAAGCGCCGCGAAACGGTCGGCGCGAACGGCTTCGGTCTGTCGCACGTCTCCTACGGAAGGACATCAGCATGATCCCCACGTTCCTCGGTCTCAGCGAGTTCTGGTCGACCGCGATCACCATCCTCATCGGCATCGTCGGTGCCGCGCGCCTGACCCGGCTCATCGTCAACGACGACTTCCCGCCTGTCCTGTGGTTCCGGTCGCGGTGGAACTGGTGGACCCGCGAAGGCACCCGGTTCGAGGCGTGGAACAAGCTGATGCAGTGCCCGTGGTGCTTCGGCTACTGGGCCACCCTCATCGTCTTCGGCGCCGGGTTCGCCAGCGCGTGGCACCTCGCGTGGTTTCTCGTCGTCGGCTCCCTCGCGGCGTCCTACGCCACGTCGTGGATTGTGTATCACGACGAAGATGGAGCGCCTCAGTGACATCATGGTCTCGTCGATCACCGAGCAAGGGGTAGAAGATGCCGCGTACGCCTGGAACGCAGCCGACTCCGCGGTCGCCCCAGCCGGTCGGTAACGCGCTGGTCGCGGCCGGCATCTCCTACCCCGGCCTCCTCCCAAAGGGGCGCCGTCGTGCGCCTGTGCAGAAGAAGGCGTGGCAGCGCGAAGCGTGGGAGATGTTCGAGGCAGTCGGCGAGTTCGGCTTCGGCATGGTCTGGCAGTCCAATGTCTGCTCGCGCGCACGGTTCGTCGTCAAGAAGCGCAAGGCGGACGGCACCCTCGAAGCGTTGCCACCCAGCCACAAGGGCGTCCTCGCACTCAACGAGCTGACCGGGGGCCCGGAGGGTCAGGGCGAGTTCATCCGGATGGGCACGCTGCACCTCGGCGTCGCCGCCGAGTGCTATCTCGTGAACCGCGCACTCACCGAGGAAGACTCGCCGCTGCGCAAGATCACCGCCGGGGCCTACGTGTGGGAGGTCGTCGGCACCGAGGAGATCAACGACCAAGGTGGGGTGTGGTCGCTGAACTACGAGAACGGGCGCGTGGTCACCCTCGGCGAGAGCGACACCGTCATCCGCATCTGGATGCCGCACCCTCGCAACAGGTTCAACGCCTTCTCCCTGTCGAAGTCGGCCCTGCCGATCCTGCGCGAGATCGTCGGGTTCGACCGGCACATCTCAGCGCAGCAGGACTCGCGCCTCACCGGCAACGGGATGGTCCTGTTCCCCGCCGAGATGAACATCAAGCCGCCGCAGTCGTGGGACGGCAGCACCGACTACACCACGGCCGACATCGTCACCGCGATCTTCGTGGACGCAGCCATGGCGTCCAAGGACATCGCCGGCACCGCCGCCGATCAGGTCCCGATCACGATGTCGCCCCCCGGCGAGTTCATCGACAAGATCCGGCACATCAAGTTCTGGACCGAGTTCGACGACAAGGTCATCACCGGGCGCAACAACTCGCTCATCCGGCTCGCCACCACCATCGACCTCCCGAAGGAGGTCGTGACTGGAACCGGCGACATGAACCGCTGGGGCGCGTGGCAGGTCGAGGAATCCTCGATCAAGGTCCACATCGAACCGAAGCTGGAGATGCTCGCCGGGCTCATCACCCGCGAGTACCTGCAGCCCGCGACGAATGACGAGACGCTCGTCGTCACCGTCGACACCGCCGTGCTGCGCCTGCGGCCCAACCGGAGCAAGGAAGCGTTGGAGCTCAACGACCGAGGCATCCTGGGCGACGAAGCGACCCTGCGCGAGACGGGGTTCGACCCGGACTCCGATGGGATGTCAGAGCCCGAGTTCGAGCGCTGGCTGCTGCGCAAGATGATCTCCGCTTCATGGTCGCCCGTCCAGGCGCAGGCTGCCGCGCTCAAGCTCGGCGTCGACCTTGGCATCCCCCTGCCGCAGGACGACGCGCCACGGGAGGCCCGGCCCACCCCGTCACTGCAGGACCATCCAACACAGGAGCCGCCGGAGAAGTCCGTCTCCGACGGCACCGCGCCCCGCCCGGATGAGGTTGGGCTTGCCGCGTCTGCAACCCCGGTGTGCGCGGCCATGCTCGCGTACCGGGCGATGGAGCGCGCCGGCAACCGGCTGCGGACCTTGTCGGCGAACAAGCCCGACGCGAGCCTCGCTGCGCACTCGGTGCACACCAAGGTCAAGGTGTTCCCCGACCGGATGGAGTCGCTCCTCGAGCACGCCTGGGCCACCGCTGAGACGTTCGGGACGTCCCCGGTGGAGATCGAGCGGGCGAAGAACTACTGCCGGTTCCTGCTGACTGAGTCCGCCGCGTTCGACCTCGACGAGGCGGTCTCCTACATCCGCAACGGGCGGATGGTCTGATGGACGCCGTGGGGCAGGAGGCGAAGGCGCGCGAGGCGCTGGAGCGCTCGCTGTCGCTGTCGCTGCGGTCCAAGGGGGACGACTGGTACAAGCCGACGCTGACGCGCTCGAACGCGCTCGCGGCGCGGATGTACCGGGAGATCTTCGGTGGTCGAATCCCTGCCGACACACGGGCTGCGATCACCGAGTACGTGGAGGCTGCGCTCAAGGCGACGAAGCGCGACCAGGACGGGCGGGACGCCCAGGTTGCGCGTCTCGCCCGGGGGATCGCCTCGTACCTCGCGAGCGCCGTGCTCGACTCGCAAACCCCATCGGATCAGTGGGAGAAGGTGTGGCGCTCCGAGCACGACGACAAGGTGCGCGACTCCCACGCCGCCGCTGACGGGCAGGTCGTGGACGGGGACGGCTTCTTCACCGTGGGCGGCGTCAAGATGTTCGCGCCCGGAGACCTATCCGCACCCGCTGAGGAGTGGGCTGGCTGCCGATGCCACTCGGAGTACCGACGGAGGACCGCCATGCCAGAACAGCTCGTCGCCGCCGCTGACATCGACCCGGGAGGCTTTGTCATCGTCGGTCTCCCAGCCGAGGGCGACCCCATCTACGGGGTGTCCTCCGAGCAGCCACCGCACCTCACGATGATCTACCTCTCGGTCGACTTCATCGAGCAGGCGGCGCAGATCCTTGCCGGCGAAGCGCCGAAGTACGAGCCGACCACGGTCGAGGTTACCGAGACGGGTGAGCTCGGAGACGGAGGCGCCCAGGTGGCGCACGTGAACCCACTCGGGCTGGCCGATGTGCGCGAAGTGCTGCTCACCTACGAACCGATCTTCCAAGGCGTCGAAGCCATGGAGCAGTACCCGGAGTGGACCCCTCACGTGACCCTCGGCTACCCGGAGACTCCACCCCTGTCCGGGGGCGTACCGGATACCATCACCATCGACAGGCTCGCGATCCTCGACGGGTCCGGCGCACTGCACAGCGAGTACCCACTGGGAGAAGCCATGAGCGAGACCGCAGTCGAGGAGCCGACGGAGGTCGTCGAGGACGAGGTCGACGAGTTCCCCACCTCCGGGGTCTACGAGCCGGTGCCGCTCTACGGCGTGCTCGCCCCCGAGGGCAAGCCCACCGGAGATCGCCGCGGATTCATGCCGAACTCACTGGAGTGGCTGGAGCCGCCCCTCGCTCTGCGCTGGCAGGAGCAGGACATGCCCGGCCACGACGGGTCAGTCTCCGTTGCCTCGATGGACCGCATCTGGCGAGATGAGGCCACCAGCCTGATCAAGTGGGAGGGCCTGTCTGGAGTCTCAGACGCCGCAGATCGACACGTCGCACTCATCGCCGAGAAGATCCACCGTGGCGTCTCCGTTGACCTCGACGACGCCCAGGTTGAGGCCCGCACGAAGGACGGCTCCGAACTGCAACTGCCCGAGAGCGAGGACGAGCTGGCCGAGATCGACTTCAACGACGTCGGGGAGTGGGTTACCTACGGGCGCATCCGCTCCGCCGCATCGTGTGCTATCCCGGCATTCCCTGAGGCGTTCATCGCCATCGGCACCTGGGCCGAGCACGACGCTCAGCAGGCCGCAGCGGACCAGCCCGAGGAGGACATCCCCGAGGAGCTGGTCGCGTCCGTGATCGCCGAGGCGGAGTCGGCGCTGCTCGCCTCCGGTGGATCGGTCCTGACGTTCGCCCCCGGCACTCAGGATGGGCCCGGCTGGCTGACGCATCCCGTCGACACCGACCGGCTCCGCGACTACTGGGT